GTTTTTTAACAGTTGGATAAGCCACGTTTTTACCCTTAGCTAAACGAAAAATAGTAGCCTCGCCAATACCTGCTTTTTTGGCTACAACAGACAAATGCCTATCTTCTAATAACTTTTTAATTTGTTCGATGGTTAACATTTTTTCACCTTTTTATTGATTGATGATTGACACAATAAAACTTTTTGACTAATATGTCAATCACTGGCACACGAAACAAACGAAACCAGTGAAACCTAAACCAAACCAAGAGTACAAGATTATGAGTAATTTATCAGCCTATAACTTCAACGCTGAAAGCATTGAGCCAAACACAAGCTATGAGCCAATTCCTGCTGGATGGTATCAAGCCATTATTTCATCGTCCGAAATGAAAGCAACCCGTGATGGTTATGGTGAATATTTGTCCTTGACTTTACAAGTGATTGAAGGCAACTACCAAAACCGCTTAGTCTTTGCACGCTTGAATCTCAAAAATGCTAACGATGTTGCTGTTGATATTGCTAAAAAAGACCTTGCTGCTATTTGCCGCGCTGTTGGCGTAATGTCACCGCAAGCAAGCGAAGAATTACACGACAAGCCTTTAATGATTAAAGTCAAAGTACGTGCTGCACAAGGCGAATATGACGCAAGTAATGACGTGGCAGGTTATAAAGGTGTAGATGGTAACACCTCAGCACCTGTTCAACAAAAACAAGCCGCACCTGTTGCCCCCTCCACACCTGCCAAAAAACCTTGGCAAAAATAATAACACTACTTAACGCGCTTTAGGGCGCGTTTTTAACTTAGGAGTAAAGGCTATGAGTTTTTTATCAAAAGTAACGCGCAACAAAGCCAAGACTGAGCGTGTGATTATTTATGGCGAAAGTGGACTAGGTAAGACAACATTCGCCACGTCCGCACCCAATCCTATCGTTATTCAAACAGAAGACGGCTTGGGTGAAATTGATGTGCCATGCTTCCCCCTTGCTGAATCTTATCTTGATGTGATGAAAGCGTTAGATAGTTTGGCCAACGAGGACCACGACTTCAAAACAGTGGTTATTGACAGTCTGGACTGGTTAGAGTCGTTAATCTGGAAACAGGTATGTACTGACAACAAAGTCAGCTCAATTGAAAAGATAGGCTACGGACGCGGCTACAATGAAGCGTTGGTTTTTTGGTCTTATTTTTTTGATGAATTAAACAAATGCCGTGACAAAGGCATGTTAGTAATAATGACCGCACATTCACAAGTCAATAAAGTAGAAGACCCCGAACATCTAACCTTTGACCAACACGACTTAAAACTACACAAAAAGGCCGCCGCTTTGTGTCGTGAGTTTGCAGACGTTATTGGTTATGCAAGCCTTAAAAAGATTATCAAAGTTACCGAAGGCAAAGGCTTTAATGATGATAGAAACAGGGCTATAAGCACAGGTGAGCGCATTCTAAACCTAAGTGCAAGCCCTGCCTACATTGCTAAAAATCGTTATGACATGCCTGCAACAATGCCGCTTCTTTGGTCAGAGTTTGCAAAGCACTTGCCGAGTCAAAAATAAACAACCCATTAAAGTGCTGTTTCTTTAAAGCACTTTAAGGGCATAATCCATACAGTCATTCGTTTTTGTCATTAACGTAAGTCACTGATAATCTACCGCCACACAACACCATTATCTGAAATTGCGTAGCCATTGGTGGATAATCCCCCCATTTGTAAACGCTATCACGGGTCAAGCCTAATGCTTTGGCCAGCTTCACTACCCCACCGTATAATTTTACCGCCTCTGCTGTTGTCATAATCCACCTCTTTGTCTGCAAATAATGTATAGATAATTATACGCTGTTTATTTTGATTATGGTATAATTATCATGCCGCAGCATTGGGAGTAGCTATCCAATGTAGCTTTTTTATCACCTTTGGGCGTTGCGGCATTTTCTTTAAAAGGTGTAATAAAAAGGTGATTCGATATGAAATTAGTTTACGGTGTTGGTATTAACGATAAAAAATACCCTGCTAAAATTAACGGCAAAAACACAAAGCAGTACGAGTTATGGAAGAATATGCTAAAAAGGTGTTATAGCGAAAAGAGCAAAATAGAAAATCCAACATACGCTGGTTGTACTGTTAGCGAAAACTTTAAAAACTTTTCTTATTTCTACGAATGGGTTCAAAATCAAATTGGCTTTAATGCAGACGGGTTTCAATTAGATAAAGACATCATCCATCGTGGCAATAAAATCTATAGTGAAAACGCTTGCGTCTTCGTGCATCAAGAAATTAATTTGTTTTTCACAGACTGTAGAGCTACAAGAGGGGAGCTTCTAGTTGGTGTTAGTTTTGACAAAGCACGCGGTAAATATCAGGCGCAGTGTCGTGTAAACGGTAAGAAAAAACATTTAGGTTATTTCACCACATCGCAAGAAGCCTGTGCAGCATACAAAAGGTTTAAAGAATACCTATGTAAAAAGACTGCTAACAAATGGCAATCACAAATTGACTCACGCGCCTATAAATCAATGATGAATTGGTGCGTATAAAACCAATACACCTAAAGCGTGAGCATTGTCTCACGCAACCGAGAAACCGACATGATTACACTCAGAGATTATCAACAGGACGCGGTAGAAAGTGCTTATGCGTACTGGCAGAACGGCACAAGCTGCATTATTGAAGCCCCATGCGGTGCAGGTAAAAGCCTGATTATTGGCAAAATCTGCCACGATTCAATAACGCATGATGTGCGTGTTTTAGTCGTAACACACCGTAAAAAACTACTTGAGCAAAATGAAGCAGAATTAAAAAATCTGCTACCCAATGCCGACACGGGATTTTATAGCGCAGGGCTAAACCAAAAAACGCAAGACGCTCAGATAGTCTTTGCAGGCATCCAAAGCATAGCCAACGCAAAAATCCAACACTATGAGATTTTGATAATTGACGAGTGTCATCTTGTTGCACCCGATATTGCAGGACAATACCACAAACTGATTAGCAACCTAAAAGAAGTCAACCCCGACTTAAAAATACTTGGCCTTACCGCCACCCCGTACCGCTTAGATAGCGGCTATTTAACACAATGGGATAACCCTATTTTTGAGCGTGTCGCCTACAAAATCGACATCAAACTACTCATTAAACGCGGTTTTTTATGCCCTGTTGTGTCGAATGGTGGCGGTGTAAAAATAGATGTGAGCAAGGTTAAACACAAAGGCGGTGAGTTTTTAGATAGTGCGTTAGAATCGCTATACATGAGCAAAACAGTAGAGATTGTCGCTGATATTGTTAAAAAAGGTGCTAACCGTAAAGCATGGCTAATCTTTTGTGTATCAATAGAACACGCTGAACAAGTCACTCAAGAGCTAATAAAAGAGCATGGTATAGACGCAGCTTGTTATCATTCACAAAGCGACAATGATTACATTTTAGATGACTTCACGCATGGCCGCCTAAAGTGCCTTGTTAATGTCAACATCTTAACGACTGGCTCTAATTTTCCGATTGCTGATATGTGCGTTTTGATTCGTGCTACCGAGTCAACAGCGTTATATGTGCAAATTGTCGGGCGTGTTATGAGGTTGTACCCAAACAAAAAGAACGCGCTATTGCTTGATTATGGCGGTAATGTGCTACGACATGGCTGTATTGACGATGTAACAGTCAAGGCCAAAGGCGAAGGCACAGGCGATGCGCCAACGAAAGAATGTCCGTCATGCGATACCATACTTCATGCGGCTGTGCGTGAGTGTCCTGAGTGCGGCCATATTTTTGAGCGTGACCCCGAAGGCAACCTTGAGCTAAATGCGTTTGATGGCGCGGTATTATCAGACCAGCGCAAAATACAACGTGTAGATGTTGACCGAGTGAGTTTTAAGATACACAAGAAACAAGGTAAGCCTGACAGTATCAAAGTGACTTATCATTGCGGCATGGCAGAGTATTATGAGTGGCTAACGCCTGAGCATAGCGAGTTTGGACTGAGTAAGACTAGGGATTTTTGCTTAAAGTTACTTAAAATGTCGTGTCAAACTCTTCCCCCTCAATTTTTTACAGGCTGTTTTTTTGCTGTTATTTCTGGAAAAGAATACCAGCACAATATAACCGCAATCGACATCCTACCCTCAAAATACACCGAAGTTAAAAAACGGTACTGGAGCAAAGCATGAGCGACAAACAAGAATATGATGCTTTAAAACTAAAGCTGATTGAGATTGAAGAATCATTAAAACATCGTTGCGTAGAGTGTTCAAACTTTAACGCAAAAAAGAATGAATGTTTTAAGCATGGCTTTGTCCCTGCTGATTTTATTTATTCAAAAAACGATTGTGAATACTGGGATTGGCTGCCTTTTAAAGATGTGGAGCTTTGACCACGTTAAAAAATAAAGCACCAATAAAAAAGCCACTTTAATCAGTGGCTTTTGTTTATTTAACTTTTCGCTTATTCATCATCGCCACCAAATAAACACCAACTAAGTACAAAAGCCGCAATAATACTTATTTAATCCACCCCGCCAAGTCGTGCAAAGAAATCGCTACGTTATGATGATTCATCAAATTAACAAATTTAACGCGCCAGTAAACAGGCACTTGTTCACGGTCACGCCATTTGCAAACAACGCCATATTCAAGACCAAGTGCGTTGGCCACGCGCAATGCGTCGAACTGTTCAAACGCTTCTTTAATTTTCATAACATCACCTTGTTAATCTGTGTGATTTTTACAACATACCCGCATTTATTAGCAAACAACATGAACGCGCCACGGTACTGACTTGCTATCAGTCCGCTGGACTTCATTCGTCCAAGCGTGCGAACGCTACAACCAATTGCATCAGCCACAATTGCATCGCCGCCCATATTTTTTACTAAGTCGATAAACTCTAATCTTGTCATAAACCCTCCGTTTGTGTTAGCCAATAATAAGACAAATAAAAGACAAAAACAAGACAAAAACAAGACAAA